AAATTATGGCTATAGATATTACCAAGAAGTAGAAGGATCTACTTACTTTATTAATAATGCATCAAATATTGTTACTTTATTACCACAAATATCAAATGCTATTACAGCTTTTAGAATTCCGTTTTCGGGAGAAACGAGTTTAGTTATAAACTATTTGTTAAAAATTAATACTGGAAGACAAATGCGTAGAGGAACTTTATCTGTAGCTGTTGACGATACAAATAATGATTTATGCTTGTCTGACGACTATGACTATGTGGGTAGTTCTGGACAAGACTTGAACATAGTTTTTTCAGCTGATTTTGATGCATCTGGGACTTGTATCCTCATAAAATACACAAATATCAATACTACTTATCCGTCTACTCTTGCTTACGTTTATTCTGTATTATCTTAATGGTAATCTAGTGATTGACATATCAAAATAGTTATGTATAATAACTTGCTTTAAGATGATAAAATAATATATTCATCAATGAAAAGAAGACAGATAATTTTCCTGTCAATAATTTCCCAAAAATGTATCATCTTGAAGAGAGATCTATGTTGCAAATAACAGTAATTAAAAGAAATAGAAGTAAAGAACCACTAACACTAGAAAAATGGCAGGCTCAAATTGCAAAAATTTGCAGTGGGATCGCAGATGTTAGTCAAAGTATGATAGAAATTAAAGCTCAACCACATTTTTATGATGGGATAACGACAAGAGAAATTGATGAAATAACGCTTAGAGCAATAGTTAATTTGATTGATATTGAACATAATCCACATCTAGGACATACTAATTATCAATATGTTGCAGGTAAACAGCGTCTAAGTATGCTACGTAAGGATGTATATGGGAGCTATGAAGTTCCTCATCTATATGAAATAGTTAAACGCAATGTTCAAACTGGATTATATACAGCCGAACTCCTTTCGTGGTACTCTGAAGAAGATTGGAATAAAATGAATGACATTATAGATCATTCTAAAGACGAGCAATATAGCTATGCTGCTATTGAACAACTCATTGAAAAATATCTCGTAAAAAATCGTGCCAGCAAAGAAATTTACGAAACACCACAGATTCGATATATTGTGGCAGCTGCTACAGTATTTCATAGGGAAGAACCAAACACTGCTCGGATGCGTTATATAAAGGAATACTATAATGCGGCTTCCGATGGCCTATTCACTCTTGCAACCCCTGTGCTTGCTGGTCTCGGGACACCTACTAAACAATTTTCTAGTTGCGTGCTTATCCGTAGTGATGACGACCTTGATAGCATTTTCTCCAGTGGAGAAATGATGGCTAAATATGCCAGCAAACGTGCTGGTATAGGTTTGGAGATAGGGCGTCTAAGGCCATTGGGTAGTCCCATACGCGGTGGCGAAATTATGCATACAGGAATGATTCCTTTCCTAAAAAAATGGTTTGGAGATTTAAGGAGTTGCAGTCAGGGTGGAATTAGAAACGCAAGTGCTACAGTATTTTATCCTATTTGGCATTTTCAGTTTGATGATCTTATTGTGCTTAAGAACAATCAAGGCACTGAAGAAACAAGAGTCAGACACATGGACTATGGTGTTGTACTGTCCGCATTGTTCTGGCGTAGGTTCAAAAACAAAGAAAACATTACATTTTTTGACCCCAATGAAGTCCCGGATCTTTACGAGTCTTTCTACAAAGATACCGAACTCTTCGAAGAACTTTACATCAAATACGAAAAAAAACCAGGCTTGAGAACGAAATCTATCAGTGCTGAAGAAGTATTTAAGGGAGGTATACTTAAGGAACGAACTGATACCGGACGTATATATCTTGTGTTCATAGATAATGTAATGAAACAAGGTTCATTCGATCCAGAGTATCACACTATATACCAAAGTAATTTATGCTGTGAAATCCTACTCCCCACACGCACATTCAAAAGATTGGACGATCCAGAAGGCCGAATCGCTTTGTGCACTTTGGGTTCCATAAACTGGGGAAGTTTCCGCCATCCCGAAGATATGCGTCGTGCTTGCCGTATATTGCAGCGCAGCCTATGTAATATACTTGATTACCAAGATTTTTTAAGCATACAAAGTAAATTAAGCAATGATGAAATACAACCATTAGGCATTGGCGTAACTAATTTGGCCTATTGGCACGCTAAACGTGGATTAAAATATGGCGAAAAAGATGCTTTGGCCGAAGTTAAGAGTTGGATGGAGCATCAAGCATATTATCTAACAGAAGCTACAGTAGAACTGGCCAAAGAACGTGGCGCTTGTCTTGCCAGTGATAAAACCTGGTATGGTCGTGGTATATTCCCTTGGGAGCGCAGGGCGAGAGGTGTAAATGATTTAGCCGATTTTACTCCTGAATTAGATTGGGAACCTTTGCGCGAACAAATGAAACTACATGGTGTACGTAACGCTACATTAATGGCTATTGCTCCTGTCGAATCTAGCAGTGTTGTGATTAATAGCACTAATGGTATTGAAATGCCAATGAGCCTTATCAGCACTAAAGAAAGTAAGGCAGGATCGTTCACACAAGTGGTTCCAGAATATCATAAATTGAAATACAAATATCAATTGATGTGGGAACAGAAAGATTGTGTTGGTTATATAAAAACAGCAGCAGTTCTTGCAGCCTATGTAGATCAAAGCATCAGCACCAACACTTTTTACAATCCTGCACATTACCCAGAACGTAAAGTTCCTATCACATTAATAGCCAAAACCCTAATGCAAGCACATTATTGGGGCATCAAAACTTTTTATTACAGTTTAATAAATAAGGCCGGAAGCAAGGTAACTGAAGAACCCAAATTAAATGGATATCAAGGTGCAGAGCTTAATGGTTTTCACAAATTGGAGAAAGAGTGTGAAGGTTGTATTTTATAAAAAAACGATAGGATTTTTGGAGATAGTTATCTTGCTGACTTTGAAAGTACTATACATAAAAGATCAAAAGAATCCACAACAATGCGTAATAGCTTAAGATAAAAGATAGCATAAAACAGAAATCTATACTAAAATCGAAAGAAGAAAAAATGTCCATAGCTCAATATAACTTACAAACAAAAACAGATTACTTACATCGTAAGATGTTTCTTGATCCTAACGGACCGGTAACCATACAAAGATTCGAAGAGGTAAAATATAATAAAATTGCAGATTTTGAAAAAACAGCAAGAGGGTTTTTTTGGGTACCAGAGGAAATCAGTTTGACTAAGGATGCACAGGATTTTAAAGATGCTAGTGATTCGGTAAAACACATATTCACCAGTAATCTACTAAGACAAACGGCATTGGATAGCCTACAAGGACGCGGTCCTAGTCAAATATTCACTCCAGTCGTCAGTTTACCAGAACTAGAGGCTCTAATCTATAATTGGACATTTTTTGAGACTAATATTCACAGTCGTAGTTATAGTCATATCATTCGTAATATATATAATATTCCCAAGGAAGTGTTTAATACTATTCATGATACTACAGAGATCATGGATATGGCCACAAGTGTAGGTAAACACTACGACAATTTACATCAACTTAACTGTGTGAAAGAAACAGACAGTGACAAAAATAAGTGTAATGAAGAAATCCACATAAAAGCAATCTGGCTGGCATTAAATGCCAGTTACGCATTAGAGGCACTACGCTTTATGGTAAGTTTTGCCACTAGCTTAGCAATGGTAGAAAATAAAATATTCATAGGTAATGGTAACATTATCAGTCTTATACTACAGGATGAATTATTACATAAAACGTGGACAGGCTGGATAATTAACCAGGTAGTCAAGGAGGATCAACGGTTCGCCCGAGCTAAAGTAGATTGTGAAGTAGAAGTATATCAAATGTATATGGATGTTATACGCGAAGAAAAATCCTGGGCAAATTATTTGTTTAAGAAAGGACCAGTAATCGGTCTCAACGCTAATATTTTAAAAGAGTTTGTTGATTATACGGCAGCGGGTGCATTAAAAGATATAGGAATAAAATATAATCATGCATACCCAAAGAGCACGCCTATTCCTTGGTTTAACAAACATAGTGATACTAGTAAAAAACAAACTGCCCTGCAGGAAAGCGAATCCACTAACTATGTTATTGGAGTAATGAGTGATGCAATAGATTATGAAGAACTACCTATATTATAAAGAAAACCTATGGCAAAAGTAGTATGGGGATAATTTAATTATTGCAAACAGATATCATTTAAGAAGCGGAGAAAGCGGAATGAAAGCTATAGTTTGGAGTAAATATTATTGTCCTTATTGCGATAAGGCCAAGGCACTGCTCAAGATGAGAGGTGTAGAATTTGAAGAGCGTAAAATAGGAGACGGTTATACAAGGGAAGAATTACTAGAAGTAGTCCCAAATGCTCGGACAGTCCCACAAATCTTTATCGACAACCAATTAATAGGTGGATATACAGAATTAGAAAATTATTTTTTTAAAGAGGTGGCTCGATGTTATTAGAAAAAACAAAATTTAAAAAAGGCGATATAATTAGTATAAAACTTATCAGTGGAGAAGAAATTATTGGTAAATATATTGGTGAAGATATGACAGATTTAGTAATACATAACCCAAAAATACTAGCAATAACACAGAAAGGACCAGCTATGGCTCCTGTGATGATGACGGTTGAGCCAGATAATGATTATAGCATATCTAAGTCTGCCATTATACTAAAGGGATACACTGAAAAAGAAATAGCAGATCAATACACATTTCAAACAACAGGCATTCAACCGGTCAGTGCCGGCAGCGTGTTTACAGGATAATATTATGGCACCAGTGGCAAGAATAGGAGATAGCATAGCGACAGGTCATGGCTGCGACGCAACAACTACTCTAACTGGTCCGTCTGGAAATGTTTTTGTAAATAACCTTGGTGTAGAGCGCCAAGGTGATCCAACTGTTGTTCATAAGCTAACGGGGAAAGGATGTTCAGTGACTCATACTGCGGTGATCAATGTAGGATCGAATAAAGTTTTTGTAAACAACAAGGCAATCGCTAGAATAGGTGACAGTGCAGATGCTGGATCTATAACTTCTGGTAGTCCAAATGTTTTCTCTGGTTGACTTGCAGAAAAAACCTCATAAAATAATGGTATGGTAAGGAGTTTTGATCGCATGACTAGCCATCCCGACGGTGAGCCTTGTGTCACAAGTCCAGTAAACCACATTCCTTTCCTAAACACTTATAGTCCCAATGTCTTTGTGAATTATAGAAACGTAGGTAGGCTAGGAGATACCTATAACGGAGGAACAATATTTAATCATGTTATAGTCTCTACTCAAGGAACAGTTTTTGCCAATTAATTTGATAACTGTCTTATTCTTCTTTATGCTTGATAAATAATCATGTATATAAAAGGGTGTAAAATGATTAAAAATATTATAATCGGTATTATTGCATCACTGGTAGGCACAGCAGCTCTCGCAGGTCCTCATCAAGCGCACCGACATCATGGACATGGACATGGACATTGGCACAGCCCACATGTACACCATTGGGCTGTTCCTGCTTTAATTGGAGGTGCAACTGTATATGCATTGACCCGTCCAGACCCAGTAGTAGTTCAGCGACCAATAATTATTCAGCCAACCTTACAACCAGGTCAAGTTGTTATTGACGGTGTAGTATATACTAGACAGTTAATGATTATAAATGGCGTTCAACAAGAAGTTTTGGTGAGACAATAATGTCTTACTCAGCACAAGTTATTGATCACTACGAGAATCCTAGAAATGTTGGTAGTTTTGATAAATCCCTTAGCAATATTGGCACTGGCTTGGTTGGTGCACCTGCTTGCGGGGATGTTATGAAACTGCAGATCAAGGTTAATGCAGATGGTATTATTGAGGATGCTCGATTCAAAACGTATGGATGTGGCAGTGCGATTGCTTCCAGTAGCCTTGTGACAGAATGGGTCAAAGGCAAGACATTGGACGAAGCCGCAACTATAAAAAACACGCATATAGCAGCAGAACTGGCACTTCCGCCTGTTAAGATACATTGTTCAATTCTTGCTGAGGATAGTATTCGTGCAGCTATAGATGATTATAAGCAGAAAAATAATTTGTAATTAGCTTCTAGTAAATGGTAACCTTAACTGAACAAGCAGCTAAACGAGTAAAAATCTATCTAGCTAGACGCGGTAAAGGACTTGGTATTAGAGTTGGAATAAAAACTACAGGTTGTTCAGGATTAGCTTATGTGTTAGAGTATGTGGATAAGGTTTATGAAGGAGATAATATTTTTGAATCGCAGGGAGTACACATCTATGTTGATAAAAAAAGTCTAGTATACCTAAATGGGATTAAATTGGATTGGATACGAAACGGAATAAATGAAGGATTTGAATTTACAAATCCAAATGAAAAATCAAAATGTGGATGTGGAGAAAGTTTCAGTGTATAGTCCTTGGACTAGAGACGATACTAGACTTTGGATAAGCCATTTAGAAAATAGAATTGAAGATTTCAATTTTTATCTTAATGAAACCATAAAATATTGTGAAGCTAATTCTATTATTAATAATCAAACAGTTTTTACCTTAAGCTTTCTTACAGTGTTATGGGTTAGTTATATGCGACAAGAGCCTATAAGCCGTAGAGAAATTTTTGAAATTTTAGCTATTTCTGAATGGGAAGATTTACCAGACGCACCAGTAGAATTAGGGAAAAATCTTTTAAATTTTGAACTTAAAGATTTATTAGATGTCGTAAAGCAGCAAATGCCAGCTTTTTAATCTTGACATTTTTTCATAATGTAAGTAAACTTACTGTACTAATTTTATAAGGTCTCGCCAATGAGTATGCATCTTGAAGGTCCTTGGCTCAGCACAACTGGAAAACGTAAAGGAAAGCATAAATTCCGAAATTCAGATGAAGCACGAAAGTCGAGAGAGTTGGAAGAAAGTTGGAAAGAATTACAGAAACGGTTGGGTGTAGAAGCTGATAAAAAACGTCAGAGTCGTGCTCTATCAGCTTCCATATATGTGCCACCTAAACTTTTCTATAGGGGTATGGATGTTCCACGTCCACGTAGTCTCAACAACGGTGTAGATAGTGCACCAGCAATCAAGGTAGCATCTAAAGTATATACAGGTAACAAAATTAAAGGTATTGGAACCATGCATAAGAGTAATGCTGTGCCTATCTTTACAGATGATGAAGCTAAGGACATAGCCAATATGCGTAGATAAATTTCACTATCAATTTAAACTTAACCAAAATTAGTTGACAATTATTCAAATCTGCAATAATATTTTAATGTCGTATTTTTTTTAACTTAGACACTTAGAAGAGGAATATATGTTTAAATTTGCAGCAGGCGTAGTTTTTGGTATTATCCTAAGTACAATTGGTTTTACTGGTTTAGCTAAAATTGGCGACAAAAGCATTCAAAAAGTACAGGATGCTGCTAAGGAGGTAGCTAAATGAAACGGCTATTATTAATCCCATCCTTTGCCATTCTAGTAGCCTGTAGTGGGCTAGAAAAAGTTCCTGAACGTACTAGTTATGCTCAACCAGATTGGTACTCTAAGTGTGTACAAGAAGGTAGAGAGGGTTGGTTTTGGATGGCTAAGGACTATGTTTATGCTTGTGGAGCAGGGGAAAGTCAATTTGCACAAGCCGCAGAAGAACAGATGTATGCCATTGCTCTTAACAACTTTGCCAAACGTATTAATGGACGTGTTAATAGTGAGACCAGTATTGATATGACTGATAATAAACGTATTTCTACTACTAGTATAAGTTATAAGGTCAGTGATACTACAGTGGTAGAACATACTCAACAAGAGCTGGGTCGTTTTACTATGGGTGGTCGTCATTATACTTTCGTACGCCTAAAAATGCGTAAAGAAGTTTTTGATCGTCTAATTAAGGAAAACCGTGACCGCTAAATTTAGACCAATACAGTTTAATCCTTTATTCACTCTTAAAAGTCCTTATAAGGTAGGAAAATATAATTGGAGAAAGAGAACAGGATGGTCTATAAATGGATACCTACTTAAGGTTCATAATCAATTACATTATAAAAGTAGTCACGCACCTTATCCTGTCCGTAAAAAATGGAAAAAAATTACAGATATTTTTATAAAGAAACATCATAAAATTTTATGAATAAGTCTTTTTTATTTTTAACTATAATCTTAGCCGGATGTAGTTCTAGTCCTAGGCAAACTGCACAGGCGCCTTATTGTTATACAAGTCAAGATATTAGACTACAGAATAGCGAACGTGTTAGCAGTGAAACTAGGTTACAATGTAGTGACAATCCTATAGACCGTATGGCTATTCGCAACTATGGAATTAGTCCTCATTGCGGTGAATACAAATATCTAATTACACTTAACGGAAAAATAGTTGAAAGGAGAGGCTATGCTTGCCAAAAATTGGATGGTACTTACGAAGTTGTCCCTCATCCTAGTATGTACCAACGTTAATTCCCAAAGTTGGCAAAGTCCACATCATAACCCTTTTGCAGGACAATTGAGCGGAACAGCTATTTTCTTAGGAAAAATCTTTGAAACTAGGATGGATAAATTAGACCAGGCTTATCATAGTCAGGCTGTTTATCACGCTCTAAATAATTCTAATGATGGTGAAGACGTAACTTGGTATAACGATAGAGAAGGTAGTCAAGGAAAAGCTCGTATTGTATATACACATCCTAGCCCTGGAGGATGGTGTAGAAGAGTTTATAGCTATGTTTTGTTTAAAAATATTACTAAGACTTACGAAGATACGGCCTGTTATAATACACATACAAATAGTTGGACGTGGATCTACAAATAATTTTGTATTAATATTTTGATTAGAATTTAAATAATGAACACAGCAAAAATTAATTTAATTACTCCGCCTGACAAATTATATAATTTAGTCCCAAGCATATTTTTAATTAAGCCTAGTAATAAGTTTAAAATTGAATTTCAAGAAATATTAGCAAAAATTAATGAAGATCTTAACGTGTTTATTTTTGACCAGGATGATTTTGATATCAATTGGTTATTAGATATAAGTAATCAAGCAGATTTTATTATAATTGATATAGATAATTGTGACGAATTGACTAGTAAATTTGCCAGTTTTATTATAGCTCAATCTAATGTACACTATGTAACTAATGATAATGTAACACCTTGGCATTTAATTAACAGAAATCGAATATATAATTTAGAATGGATTAAAGAAAAATTTACAGATGAGGATAAAGATGAATCAAAAGATTAAAGGTACACACATAATTTTAAAAGACGGTGAGGATATTAACAGAGCGCTACGCCGTTTCAAAAATAAAATTGAAGAATCAGGTTTGCTTAAAACGTTACAAAAAAAAGAATTTTACGAAAAACCAACAACTAAACGTAAGCGTATGAAAGCAGCAGGTACAGCACGTTTTCTTAAGAAATTAGAAAAAGAAGCTTTGCCAAAAAAACAATATTAAAATATTATATAGTAGATACATAGTGAATGATAATTAATGGAATTTATCTATAAAGTCCTTCTAAAGGACATTTCGTACTTATGGATGATTTTTTTTATTATGATCAGTGCAGGATTAGCGAAAGAATATAACCTTTTCGCTCCTGCATTTGCTTATGTAAGAAATACTTTTCGCAGTAATAAATTAGTAGTGGTTATCCTTAGCGCAATTGGTGGTATACTTCCTATTGAAGGTAGAGTTACAGTATCAGCAGGATTGCTTGATTCTGTGGCACCAAAAGAAGGACCAGGTCGTGAAAAAATGGGCATAGTTGATTATCTAAGCACACATCATTACTATTTATGGAGCCCTTTGGAAAAAACTGTAATTATTCCATTAGCGGCTTTTGGTATAACTTATAGCACCTGGATCACTCAAATAGCACCTTTACTGATAGTAAGCATTCTCTTTATTTTCTGGTACATTTGGCGTCAGGTTCATGAAGAAGATATTACTATTACACCTGTAAGCTTTAAACTAAGTGCAGTAACAAGAAATAGTTTACCAATGTTTGTGGCTATAGGAGCATATATTTATAACAATAATTTTATTCTCTGTTTTGGTTTATTGGCACTGTATTACATCATTATTACCCAACAATGGAATCCTAAAAAATTATTAGGATATATTAATTGGGAAGTTTTGATAACTGTAGGTGTTGTGATAATCATAGGAAATTATTTCAAATCTCAAAGTGGTTTATTTGAAACTTATATCAAAGACAGTGTTGTAGACCCAACCACTGTGGTTGGTATGATTATAATAAGTTGCTTAGGTTTAATAGCCAGCTTTCTAATGGGCAGTAGTGGAAAATTTATAGCATTGGCTGTATTAATGGCACAGGTGTTTGGCACAGAATATTTCCTTTGGTTTTTCACTGTAGATTACGTAGGATATTTGCTCAGCCCAACACATAAATGTGTAATGATCGGAAACAGATATTTTGGAACTCCTGTTGGTACATATTATAGAGCTTTAGGAATCTGGTCGGGACTAATGTTATTAACCGCAGGTGTAATTACTTTTACAATTTAACCAAATTTCTTTACAAAAGATTTACTATCTTGTATAAATAGTATTGTGTAATGCCGTAAGGGTTGCGCAATTATCTTGCTTAATAAAGGAGAGAAAATTATGAGCAAAGTCATCGGTATCGATTTGGGGACTACCAACAGTTGTGTAGCAGTAATTGAAAATGGATCCCCTAAAGTAATTGAAAACAGCGAAGGTGCAAGAACTACACCTAGTATTGTTGCTTACACAGATCAAGAAATTCTTGTAGGTGCTAGTGCTAAACGTCAGGCTGTTACTAATCCAAAAAATACTATCTATGCTGCTAAACGTTTAATTGGACGTAAGTTTAAAGAACAGGCAGTTCAAAAAGATATTGATTTAATGCCATATAATATTATGGAAAGTAAAAACGGAGATGCTTGGATTCGAGCACAAGACAAAGAATTAGCTCCTCCACAAATTTCAGCAGAAGTTCTACGTAAGATGAAAAAAACTGCTGAAGACTATTTGGGTACCCAGGTAAGTCAAGCTGTGATTACAGTACCTGCTTATTTTAACGATAGCCAAAGACAGGCCACCAAAGATGCTGGTAAGATTGCTGGGCTTGAAGTGCTGCGAATTATTAATGAACCTACTGCGGCAGCATTAGCTTATGGCGTGGATAAAACAGACAAAAAAGATCGTAAGGTCGCTGTGTATGATTTAGGTGGCGGCACATTTGATATTAGTATTATTGAAATTGCTCAGGTAGAAGGCGACAAGCAAATAGAAGTATTGAGCACTAATGGAGATACATTTTTAGGTGGTGAAGATTTTGATCAACGAATTATAAACTATCTTGTTGATTCATTTAGGAAAGATCAAGGTGTAGATCTTACCAAAGATGTATTAGCACTACAACGTCTTAAGGAAGCAGCTGAAAAAGCTAAAATTGAATTATCAAGTAGCCAACAGACTGACGTAAATCTTCCTTATATTACAGCAGATTCCAGCGGTCCCAAACATATGAATATAAAAGTTACTAGAGCCAAATTAGAAAGTCTAGTAGAAGATCTTATTCAGCGTAGTATAGAACCCTGTCGTATAGCTATGAAAGATGCTGGTGTAACAGGTGCTGACATTGATGAGGTTATCCTTGTAGGTGGTATGACTCGTATGCCTAAGGTAATTGAAGCAGTTGAACAGTTATTTGGAAAAACACCACGCAAAGACGTTAATCCAGATGAAGCAGTGGCAGTAGGAGCAGCAGTTCAGGGTGCTGT